CGTTGGCCTTGACTCAGCTAAAGATCCTTTAGCGGTTAAAGGTGCGTTCGCATTTGCAGCGTAATAAATAATTAGTGTGGGGCTTCGGCCCCACCTTTTAATTTAAGGAGAAAAATATGGACTCAGATCAACATACGTTAAATAAAACAACCGGAGCTGCTTCAGTTTTAAGAGGCTCAAGAACTAGAGTTACTTCTATTCAAGGAAGAGGTGAGGCTGGTTCAGTTTTACTTTTACATGATGTAGACGATGCAGCAAATGTAGGTGCTGGTAATTTATTAGCTACTTTTAAATTCGAAACTGAAGGATTAGAAGTTTATATACCTGGTTCTGGTATTTTGTTTAAAACTGGAGTTTGTGCAACTTTATCACAAACAACAGGAACAGACGGAAGTGTTACCATGACAATTACAAGGGGATAGTAAATGGCCAATACCACTTCGGGAACAGCAACATTTGATAGAAGTTTTGCTATTGATGAAATAATAGAAGAAGCTTTTGAAAGAATTGGATTACAAAATGTTGCCGGATATCAATTAAAATCTGCAAGAAGAACTTTAAATATATTGTTTCAAGAATGGGGCAATAGAGGTATTCACTATTGGGAAGTAGATGAACTTAATTTAGATTTGATTGAAGGTCAATCAGACTATGATTTTTTTAGATCTAGTGACGATGGTACAAGTGCTACATCTACACCTGCTAATATATTTGGTATGTCAGATATTTTGGAGGCACAATTAAGATCCAACAGAACTGCAACAGATCAATCAGATAGTCCTATGACTAAAGTAGATAGATCTACTTACGCAGGTTTTTCTAATAAATTATCTAAAGGGACACCTAATCAATATTGGGTAGAAAGATTCATTGATAAAGTTAGACTGCATATTTATCCAACACCTGATTCTACTAATGCATCTAAAGACATACATTTTTATTATATTAAAAGAATACAAGACGTAGGTGATTATACAAATGCATCTGATGTTCCATTTAGATTTGTACCGTGTATGGTTTCAGGTTTAGCCTATTATTTATCAATGAAGTATGTACCACAACTACTTCAACCAATGAAATTAGTTTATGAAGATGAGTTTGCAAGAGCATTAGCAGAAGATGGTTCTGCATCTAGCACACACATAACACCAAAAGCTTATTATCCAGGATCATAATGGCAAAATACGCGACAGGTAAACATGCAAGAGCAATATCTGATAGATCAGGTATGGAGTTTCCATATAAAGAAATGGTTAGAGAATGGAACGGATCATTTGTTCATGTATCAGAATTTGAACCAAAGCAACCACAATTAGAACCAAAACCAATGAACGGTGATTCTATATCTTTACGTCATGTTAGACCCGACAGAACAGAAACAGCAGTTCCTAACATTTTGCCTTTAAATGCTTTTACAACAACATCGGGATCAACTACAATATCTGTTAATGAACCTAATCATGGTAGATCAACATCAGATACAGTTAGATTTAGAGATGTATTAAATGTTGGTGGAGTTGCAGCAACAACAATAAATAATTCAAATGGATACACAATTACTAAGATAGATGATGATAATTATACCTTTGCAACAGGTACAACATCTAGTATAAGTGAATCAGGAGGAGGCGGAGCTGCATCAGCAGGACCCGTAACGGTAAGCGCATGATAAATAAAATTTGGAATTGGGTTAAAAATATATTTAAACCTGAAAAACAAGATCCACATCTTACTCTATATGAACCAAAACCTTGTAAAGGACATAGGAGATTTAGAAATAATTGTGAAGATTGTAGAGAGGCATCATCATAATGGCCGGTATAAGTTACGATACATTAGTTACACAAATTAGAAATTATACAGAAGTAGATTCTAACGTATTAACAACTGATATTTTAGAAAATATAATTTTAAATTCTCAATATAGAATAATGAGAGACATACCTATTGATGCAGATAGAAAGCAACAATTAGGTAATTTTGCAGCAGGGCAAGAATCTATAAATGCACCTGCAGGATGTTTATTTATTAGAGGTATACAAGTATATGATACTGCAGGATCAGCTATTACGGGAGCTAACAGATGGTTAGAAAAAAAAGATATGACCTATCTTCAAGAATATCAGGATGTTACAGGAACATCAGCAGCTCAAGGTCAACCTAAATATTACGCTTCATTTGGTGGTGCAACAGGAGCTTCAGACACTACATCTGGTAGAATATTTGTATCTCCAACACCAAATACTACATATAGATTTAGAGTTCACTTTAATAAAATGCCAGATACTTTAGAATCTGGTAATCAAACTAACTATGTTAGTATGAATTTTCCAAATGGTTTATTATATTGTTGTTTATCAGAAACTTATGGCTTTTTAAAAGGTCCGATAGACATGTTGACATTATACGAGAATAA